ACCGACAAGGATGAAGGTCATACATTAAAGAAAGGTACGTGGAAGGTGTACTACGACGGCGAGTTTGTTTACGCAGACTCTGTCAAGTTCCGCCCATTGGTGCGGACCTTCGAGTGGTCAGTGTGGGATCAGGAAGAGGGCAAATTCTCAAGCCGCTCTATCCAAGCACCATCTCTTGACTATCAATTCCCAGATACTACAGGAGGCAACAAGTGCGGCCGCCTGACTAAGTCTGAGGAAGAGCAACTCGGTGATGATCACCCACAGACTCTTGCTTCACGTTTAGCGACGTGTAATCAAGTATTCTACGCAGTGATTAGCATGGCAGGTAAAAATGCCGAAGGTAAAAACGTGGATATTAAGGACTATCCTGTCGTTACTTACTTCAAGCGTTCAGGTTTCCGCCCAGCACGTGAGGCGATTCAGAAGTTAGGCAACACTCCTATGAATGAGGTGGTGTTTGACCTGACGACTAAACGTCACAAGATGGGTAGTGTGACTTACTTCACACCTGTGTTTACGCAATCAAGTAGCGCACGTCTTGACGGACCTACGACTGAGCTACTCACGATGTTCCTTGAAACGGTAAAAGCGTCGAACGGAAATATCATGGAGCAACACAAGGAGGCTATAAAGTCCAAAGCAAGCGAAGAGGAGATCGACTTGGCGGCGGACTTTAACTGATGTTAGCGGAAGTTCAAGTTAAGAACTTCCTTTCGCAGGCGACAAGGGGGGAGGTAACACTTCCCCCTTCTGTGCTTGAGGAGTTCGCACAGGAATGCCGCGAGGCACTTGAAAAACAATTTAGTCGCGACCCACAATGGCGGATAAGGATGTCCGGCTTGGGGCGGCCACTGTGTCAGCAGGTACACGGCAGGGACGGCAAAGAAGAAGAGATGACGTACAACGCTATCATGAGATTTTTGATTGGTGATCTCGTGGAGTGTGTAGTGATGGCAATCTTGAAAGGAGCCGGGATTAAAATCACAGAGGCACAGGGAGCCTGCCAGCTCGACGTTGGTGGTGAAATGGTACAGGGCACCCTTGATTTAATTATCGACGATCCTGTGGACGGAGAGAAGGTCTGGGACGTAAAGTCAGCTAGTCCCTACTCCTACTCACAAAAGTTCTCGAAAGGATATGACAACATTAAGAATGATGATCCGTTTGGCTATGTAATGCAGGGGCATCTGTATGCAGAGTCAAAGGGAATGGATTTCGGTGGGTGGATCGTTGTGGATAAATCATCCGGTGAGTTACAGTTTGTGCAAGCACCTGACGACCAGACGGATGACAGAGCAGAGTACATAGCGAAGGCAGGGGAGGTAGTTGAAGCTCTTATGTCTAACTTCAGACATAAAAAACCTCCGATGGAGCCGGAAGATGAGTACTTCACGCTCAAGGGCGAGAAGATATACACCGGAAACAAACTATTAAACAAAAACTGTACGTTCTGTGGTTACCGCAAACACTGCTGGCCTAAAGCAGAACAGCACAGTAAGGTGACTTCAAAGGCTAAGAACAAACCTCTTGCTTGGTACCATACACTAAAGGTGAAGGAACTATGAAGCCGCAGGAACTTAAAAAAATTGTAGAGTTACAAGGGCGTATTATAAAGTTACGTGAGAAAATTAAGATAGATGTGGGCAAACACAATGAAATGGTCATTGACCAGCTCCGTCCTTTAATGGAGGACGTGTTACACAACACGATATACCAGCATGAAACCACGCTGTATAAACGTGGACGTGTGTTTTCCCAGCTTGAGTGCGGAGAGCACGGTCTTGGCGTTAAGGCAGAAGGGTTGGCGACACTACGTAAACTGGAGGTAAAAGATGCCCCTTCTGATGACAAAAAAGGTGGATCGTCAGCTTCTTTATCTGAATGAGGGAGCGTACGCAGTCTACATCGAAGCCGCTGACAAACGGGGCGGTGATCCGTGGGTGAGGTGGGCACGTAACTTTGACCGATGCTTGCCGCTGACTATGTGGCAACACTTCGGTCAACCTTTAGGGTACGAAACATGGGAGCGGGACGGTAAAAAAGCTACGGATGAATTGATACGTATCGCAAATACTGTACGGCAGGGCCGTGTCGTAGTTTTTCCCGGCGATGAATATACCCACGCACTTCAGCAAATCGGGACTACAACTCCTAAATTACAGGAAAGAATTTCTCAATCAATACAGGAACTTATGAACCTATGAGTAAACCACAGAGACATAAGTTCCGTTCTGACTATGAGCTAAGTGTTGCAAAGTATCTTGCGGAGCAGGGAGTAAAGTATGAGTACGAGGCTCATAAGCTTGTGTATTACCCCAAGCCGAAGGTTTACGTACCGGACTTTTATCTACCTGACTCCGACATTTACATCGAAGCCAAAGGTTTCTTCAGCCCTTCAGATAGGCAAAAGATGTTGCTTGTGATTAAGGATAATCCACTGCTTGACATTCGGATGCTTTTCTTGAGAGCATCGAACAAGCTTAACCGTTCTAGTAAAACTACTTACGGTAAATGGTGTGATCGGCACAGTATCCTCTGGGCTGATGGACAGATACCACTAGAGTGGTTGGAGAAAAAAGATGACTGACTTAATACTAGACGAAGAAAAATTAATAGCCTTAGAACAAGCAGGAATGCTCAAAGGCCGATACTACATTGTACTGGAGCCTGTAGAAGATGAAGATGAGGACGAAGATAGCTTTGCTATCCGTGCGTATGCAACTAAAGAGTTTAGAGGTGAAAATGAAGATGGCGGTTTTGTGGACCCAACTTATGTCATTCTTCAAGGGCTATTGGGTGCAATACACGAGCACTTTGACGATGTATATGAAATGGGATTGGAAAGGGTTACGCTGGAAGCGTTGGGTGAAGTCGTCCCAGAAGAAGAGCTAAAGGAAGAGCACAAGAAAAGAATTAAAGGAATGGAAGGTAACGTCATCAAAGCAAACTTTGGAATCTTACAATGAGTGACCCCATTAATCCTGAGCATTACAAGACAGAGACACTTGAGGCTATTGAAGTAATGCGAGCTTTTTGCTCAGACGAAGAGTTTACTGGACATTTACGTTGCACAGCGATAAAATATTTATTGCGGTTGCACAAAAAAGATACCCCTGCAATTAACGCAAGTAAATGCAAGTGGTATGTGGAGAGACTAATAAAGGAACTGCAATAATATGGAAGCGATGTATTGCAACAAGATTGCTATCGATTACTCACGGGATGAGAACTTCACGGCACAAGCCCTGAAGCTGTTAACGGATTACTACATGTTGTCGGACGAATCTAGTCCGCAAGAATCGTTTGCCCGTGCCGCGTTGGCATACAGTGGAGGTGATAATGCTCTGGCTCAACGTATCTATGACTATGCTAGCAACCGTTGGTTTATGTTTGCTTCTCCAGTTTTATCTAACGCACCCAGAGACGGCGAACCAGTCAAAGGTTTACCCATATCTTGTTTTCTCACTTATGTTGGTGATAATCTGGATTCCCTTATTTCTCACAACTCTGAAACTGCTTGGCTATCTGTCAAAGGAGGTGGAGTCGGTGGTCACTGGTCTGATGTACGCGGTGTAAGTGACAAGGCCCCCGGACCCATTCCTTTCATGAAGGTTGTCGATTCAGGTATGACCGCATGGAAGCAAGGGCGTACCCGCAAGGGATCATACGCCGCCTACCTCGACGTGTCTCACCCAGACATCGTCGAGTTTATCAACTTTAAAGTACCCACAGGCGACACGAACAGGAAATGTTTCAACCTGTTTAACGCTGTAAACATAACCGACGAATTTATGGAGGCGGTAGAAAATGGAACAGAATGGCAGTTACGAGACCCTCATGACGGAGATGTCAGAGATTCAATCCCAGCTCGAACTTTGTGGCAAAGAATACTTGAAGCTCGCTTCAGAACTGGCTCACCTTACTTACACTTCATCGACGAATCCAACAGACAGTTACCAGATTCTCAGAAAGCACTTGGACTCACAATTAACGGGTCTAACTTATGCTCTGAAATCACTCTCCCTACATCTGAAGAACGCACGGCAGTTTGTTGACTCAGCTCCGTCAATCTCGAAAAATACGACGAGTGGAGAGACACCGGAATGGTTGGAGACTTGGTACGATTCTTGGACAACGTCCTTGAATTCTTTATCAAAAATGCACCAAGAGAACTTTCAAAAGCTGTTTACTCAGCTAGACGTGAAAGGTCCATCGGCTTAGGAGCAATGGGTTGGCATGGGTATTTGCAGAAGAATAATCTTCCGTGGGAAAGCATTAGCGCAAAGTTTGCGAACCAAAGAATATTTGCCGACATACATGCACAGGCTCACGAGGAAAGTGTACGTCTTGGTAAAGAGAGGGAAGAGGCACCTGACATGGCTGGTACGGGACGTCGGAACGCTCACCTTCTCGCTATCGCTCCAAACGCTAACTCTTCTATTATCTGTGGGTGTAGTGCTAGTATTGAGCCTATTAAGTCTAATGCTTACACCCATCGTACTCGTGCGGGTGCTCACCTCGTTAAAAACTCATATCTCGAGGAGGTCCTAGATGTTCTTGGACAAAACACTCAAGAAACATGGAAAAGTATCGTTAACGCTCAAGGCTCAGTTCAGCACTTGGAGTTCCTCTCAGACGAGCAGAGGGATGTATTTAAAACGGCATATGAGATCGATCAAGGCGCGGTGGTTGAACACGCGGGTGATAGACAACCCTACGTTTGCCAAGCCCAATCCGTTAATCTCTTTTTCCCAGCGGGTTCGCCAGCATCTTATGTTAATTCGGTACACCTTCGGGCGTGGAAGTCTAGGCTCAAGTCTCTGTACTACCTCCGCACAGATGCGGTTT